AAGATTGACTAATCTTAATATGACCAAGAAGTCAAAAAGTAAAACTGATCTAAGTAGTCTTATATCTAATTTTCAAAAAACTTGTAATTTTCTTCTATATACAAACTAAACCATGTTTTTGTTTTTTCTTAGTTTGAATATCAGATATAGATTTATTAGATTAAGATTGTAAGATTAGATATAATAGATTACTAAAGATAGGATTTACTTGATTAAGATTGTTAGATTAGTTATAATAGATTACTAAAGATAGGATTTAAAGGAGGATTTTTACATAAAGATTTTGTACTAACCTAGGATTTTTTAAAAAAAATAAATTTATTTTTTCTTATTAATCTTTGTTAATATTTTAATTAAATTCTTGATTTAATTGTTATTACTTACTTATATTTATATATTAAAAATACATAAAGATTTTGTACTAACCTAGGATTTTAAAAAAAAAATAAATTTATTTTTTCTTATTAATCTTTGCTAATATTTTAATTAAATTCTTGATTTAATTGTTATTACTTACATATTATTTTTAATCTAGGTTATTATAACATAAAATTACTTAAGAATTTAAAGAAAATAACTTAAATTTGATATTAAATATTTTCCTTTTATTTTTCTAAATTCGTTAAAACAATTAATTCCATCTATAAAAAAACCCAAATGTGTATTTTTATTTATTTTCCAATTTATTATATTTTTGAATTCTAATTCGGAATCACTAAACATATATTCCATTTCTCTTACATTATCAATATTCCATTTATTAATATTCTTATTAAAAATTGAGTCTTCAAACATATAACTCATATATTTTACAGAACTTATATTCCAATTTGAAATATCCGAATTAAACTTTGAATTTGTAAACATACTTGTCATTTTTGTTACATTACTAACATTCCATTTACTTATATCAGAATTAAAATAAGAATCATAAAACATTGAACTCATATCTGTTACAGAACTTGTATCCCATTTTGATAAATCCATATTTGTAATAGTTGAATTACAAAACATTGAATTCATATCTGTTACAGAACTAACATCCCATTTACTTATTTCAATTGATATTAACTCTGAGTAAATAAATAAACTGCTCATATCTGTAATTTCGGAAACATCTAAGTGATTTAAATCATCATCATTATTTGCTTTATTTATTATTTCTTCTAATTCTTTTATTGTTACTTTCATTTTAAATATTTAAATAATACTGATATATTATCTTTTCCTTTTGTTTTTATTAAAAAATCTCTATATGTTTTAATATTTTTTGAAAATCCATCTAGACATACTTCTTTATTTAATTTCCATTTACTTATATTTTTAAGTTTTAATTCTAAACCATTAAACATATTACTCATATTAATTACAGAAGAAACATTCCATTTACTAATATCAGATGAGTTAAAAACTGATTTTTCGAACATTGAATTCATATTAATAACAGATGAAGTATCCCAATTACTAATATCCAATGAGTTAAAACTTGAATAAGTAAACATAAAACACATTTAGGTTACAGAAGAAGTATTCCAATTTGAAATATTAATATTATTTATATTTGATCTAAAAAACATAAAACTCATATTAGTTACAGAAGAAGTATTCCAATTTCTAATATCAATTGATTTTTCTAAACCATTAAAGGAAAACATATTACTCATATTAATAACAGATGAAGTATCCCAATTTGATATATTATCTTTAAACCAAGAACTTTTAAACATATAACTCATATCAGTTACAGATGAAGTATCCCATTTACTAATATCTCCATTAAATTTAGAATTATTAAATAAAGAACTCATATTAATAATATTACTTGTATCCCATTTACTTATATCTCCATTAAAACTTGAATTTATAAAAACTCTTGATAAATCTTTTAAATTAGATATATCAATATAATTTAAATCTTCATCATCACTTGAATTTTTTATTATATTAATAAGTTCATCTTTATTTTTTACAATAATCATTATATAATATCCTTAATAATATATTTAACTTTTTTAATAAAACTAATATCATTTAATCTTTCTGATTTTGAATTATCAGAAAATTCAAAAGGATTATTTCCAGTTATTATATTTGTTTTAATTTCTTTATCATTTATATCTCTAATTGGATTAATAATAAAATCTTGATTTATTCTATTTGGTTTAACACAAATATATTTTATAATACTTTTACTTAAAATTTCCCAACCATTATCATAATAAACTTTTAATTCTACTTTTTTATTAAATTTATTATTTTCAAAAGGCGAATTTGAACAACTTTTATATTTATAATCAATTGATTTAGTTTGATTTTTAAAAGAAATATCTTTATTATTTTCAAAATTATCTTTATCAAAAATAAATAAATCAAAATATAAAGATTTATCTGTTATATTTGTAAATCTAATTTCTGGTCCAGTATTAAAAATTTGTTTATATTTAAAATCAGGAAATATATCTTTTGTTTTTGTATTTATTATATATTCTTTATTTAAAATAACTTCTTTAAATCCATTATCCCAATATACTTTTTGTTTTAAAATATAATCTTTATATTTATTTAATTTGAATCTTATTTCATTATTATTTGATATTTTATATTTATTTTGATTTTCTAAATTCCAATCTATATAAATAATTCTATTATTTAATACTGAATTATCTTTTATTATTAAATCTATATTTCTATCATTTATATTATTATTATAAATAGCATCTAAAATCGGTTTATTATATGAAATTATATTTATTTCCTTTTTTATCCAATTACTATATTTTATTATAAAACCGTTATTATATTTTATTCTAAAATATATTTCTTGTTTTCCTTCAGAATAAAAATTTATTTTTGGTTTAAAAGTAATATCTTTATTTAAAATAGTAATAATATTATTTTCGTCTTTATCTGAAATTTCATTATTATTATTAAAATTTCCTTTCAAGATTTTATTATCTATTTTCCAATCAATACTTATTTTTCTATCATATTTTATTTTATTATAAAAGTCCTTATAATAACTTAAATCAGAAAAACTAACAATATCATCTCTTCCGACTATATTTTTATTTTCTCCATTTCTTGAACTCCAATTAAAATCAGGAAATATTTTATTTTCTCTTGAATAAATATTTCTTTTTTGACTTTCTGTTATAAATTCATATCCATTATAATAAGTTATTTTTTGTTCAATAATATTATCTTCAACTGAATATATATTAAATATATTATTTATTTTTTTATTATTTAATTTATATTCTATAACCGAATTATTAATATTATTAAAAGGTTTAATATCTGAATTATTAAATAATGTTATATTATCATCATTACTAATAACAATTTTATTTAAACCATTAAATTTTGTTTTCCAATAAAAATCTTGATTTAATATATATTTTTTTGTTATTGTATTTAATATTTTTATTTGAGTAATATTTTTAAAACCATTCCAAAAGTCAATTATTTGTTTTATTTCAACTGTTTTATGATTATATTTTATATAAAAACTTATTTTATCTTTATTATAAAATGTTTCAATATTATTATTTTTTAAATTTGAAACTTCCCATTTTATTTTATATGGAATACTTGTAATAATATTATTATTTATTATTATATTATCATTATCTCCAACTGGAATAAAAATATTATTTTCTTTATAACCTTTTTGTGTTATTAAATCCATTTTTTGAATTATTTTATAAGAATCTATAATAATATTCTTTTCTAATATTTCAGATTTTATATTAAATCCATCATTCCAAACTAAAATTAATTTTATTTTTTTATTTCCAGAACTTTTAAAATAATTTTCAATTATATAATTAATATCTTTTGTTATAATTTCTTTATTATTATTTGAATTATCTTGATTTTTATCAGAAATCTCAAATTTAAAACTAACATCTAAATCAATCCAATTATCATTAAATCTTGTTTCTGATAAATTTTTAATTATTATTTTATTAATATTTGTTTTATTATAATTAAAATTTATAATTGGTTTATTATAAGTTATAATAAATTGTTTACTAAAAGTTTCAGAAGAAAAACCAAGATAATTAATTACTTTAAATTCACTATTATAAACTCCAGACTTTTTAAATTTATAATTATAATTTTCTTGATTTGTTTTTATAATTATAGATTTAAAATCATATATTGAGTTTTTTATATTTAGTCCTATAAATAAATCTTGATTAAAAAAGTTAATACTTTGATATAAATCAATATTATTTAAATTTATTTTATAATTTAATAAATAAGAATTATTAATTATATTAATATCTTGATTTGTTTTTGTTTGATTACTAATATTTATATCTAATATTGGACTTTTTACTTTTAATAAAACAACATTATAAGTCCAAGATTTACTTGATAAATCTATTTTATGAATAAAATTAACACATCTTAATATTGTATTTTCTGTTTTTGATTGTTTATCATCGCCAATTTTATTATTTGAATACCAAACACAAATTAATACTTCATCATTATTATAAATATCTGACTCCGAACCAAGAAAATCATTATTTCCTAAATTTAAATCAACTTTTCCTGTTTTTCCTGTATATTTTATTGAATCCCATTTTGAATCTACTGAATTTATATTATTTTTTTTAAAATATAAATGAACTTTAGCATTTTCAATTATATTATTATTTTCATCTATTACTTTTAGTTTTATTGAATAATTAAGTGCCATTTTAAAACCATATTTCTAAAGCATTATCTGTTTTTGTTAAATCTGTTTTTGGATAAATATAAATATTAATTCCTTGTCTAATTCCAGATGGAATATCAATAAGATTATTTAATGAATTTGAACTATAAATTTTATTATTTTCTATATATGTTCTTGATAAAATAAAATTATCTGGATTATAATAAACTTTATTATCACTTCTTTCGGAAAAATCAAAATCTCCAGAAAATATATCTATTTCTTTTATAATTGAATGTTTTCCATTTCCTAACCAAAAAGTATCAGAAAATCCTGGTTTATAAGTTACATAATTTCCTATATCAGCATTAAAAGTTGATATTTCTCTTATTATTTTTTCTCCATTTTCTCCAGCAATTTCTTTTCCATAAATATCTACAACTTGATCAATTATTAAATTTTGAACATTAGCAAGAATATTTTTATTATATTCAATTTCGTGTTTTTCTTTATTCCAATTTGATAAAGATTGACCTTGAAATGAAATTAAATTAAAACCAGTATTTAGTCTCATTAATCCCTTTCCAGAAAAATCAGAAGCATTTTCAGTAAAACCATCGGAATCATACATAATATATAAAAAATCAGTTTTTTCTGGGGGATTATAAAAAATTATTTTTTTATTTTTTTGATCTAGAATATACCCAAAATAATTATCTATTTCATTTTCAGAATAAACCATTTGTCCATTTACAAAAAGTGTAATTGGACCACCAACATAGGAATTTGGTAATAAAAATTCTTTTTGAATTCCATTTGGTTGGCTTGGTTTAAATCTTTTTATCATTTAATTATCTCATTCTATCAACATAATCTTCAAAGTCTTCATATGAATTAATATCTTCATAAGGATAAAAATCTTCCATTGAAAAAACAAAAAATGATTTTGGATTTGGATTTATTTCCCAATCAGAAACATCTCCTTTAAATCTTGAATCAAGAAACATTTCACTAAATTTTACAACTTTACTAACATCCCATCTTGAAATATCTTTATTAAAATCTGATTCTTTAAACATTTCATCCATTGCTTCTGCGTTACTTACATCCCATCTTGAAATATCTTTATTAAATTTTGAACCAACAAACATATGCCAAAAATTTGTTACACTTGAAACATCCCATCTTCCTATATCTTTATTAAATCTTGAATAAGCAAACATTCCATTCATTGTTTCAACTCTTGAAACATCCCATTTACTAATATCACCATTAAATACACTTTTAGCAAACATTCCATCCATTTTTTCGGCACTTGAAACATCCCATTTTGAAATATCACCATTAAATTTTGCTTCTTCAAACATTCCATCAAATAGTTTAACACTTCCAGTATCCCATTTACTAATATCACCATTAAAACTTGCTTCTTCAAACATTACTCTCATATCAGTTACATTACTAACATCCCAGTCTGAAATATCACCATTAAATTTAGAATATTGAAATAAACCAGACATATCTTTAATTCTCGAAACATCAAGATGATTTAAATCTTCATTTTTATCAGCATGTTTAATAATTTTTTCAAGATCTGATCTTGTTTTTACAACTTCTTTTTTTGGTCCTCTATAATTACTTTCATTTAATCTTCTTTTTCTACCATAATAATTTTTTATTTCTTCTCCTGAATTACTTTCGTTTATATTTTTATTTTTATATGCCTTAAATGTTTCTTGATTTACAACACCTGCTTTTTCATAAATCTTATATATATTTGCTTTTGAATCAATATCCCATTTACTAATATCTCCTCTAAATTTAGAATAAGAAAACATAAGTCCAAAATCTTTACATTTACTAACATCCCATTTACTAACATCTTTATTAAATTTAGAAGCATAAAAAGTATATTCCATATCAGTTACATTACTAACATCCCATTTACTAATATCTCCATTAAAATCAGCTTGTTCAAACATATGTTTCATACCTATAAGTGATCTAGTATTCCATTTTGAAATATCACCATTAAAATTTGAATCAGAAAACATTCCATTTGCGTGTTTTAGACTTCTAACATTCCATTTTGAAATATTTGGTTTAAAAGGTAATTTTCCTCCAAAGGTTGCTTCCATATTTTCAACTTTCGAAACATCCCATTTACTAATATCAGATTTAAAAACAAGATTTTCATTAAACATATTACCCATATCTCTAACATTTCCCGTATCCCAATTACTAATATCTCCCTCAAATTCACTTCCAACAAACATAAAGTGCATAGTTGTAACATTACTTACATCCCATTTACTTATATCTCCATTAAAATCTGAATAATAAAATAATTCTTGAAAATTAGTAATTCCCGTAACATCAAGATGATTTAAATCGGCATATTTATCCGCTTTTTTAATTATTTCTTTTAACTCTTTTTTACTTTTTACTCTTATCATAAAACTCTCCTTTTTTTATTTATTATATCATAAAAATATAATTTTAATTAGGAAATTATATTTTTATATATTAATTTAGAGAAATTAATCCCTAAATTATCAGACTCTATTTATTTAGAAAAGAATTTGAAAAGTTTACTGAGAATGTTCTAGCATACATTCCACCTTTATTATCTTTATTATTCATTGGATTTTCTTTAATTCCATATCTTGTACTAAGTATAATTGCTGGTTGTCCATTTGCTGGATTAACAACTCTTGTAAAAGAAACTGGAACATAAGGAGCATAAACACCAATAGCATCACTTCTATCAACACCTTTATAAAGAACTGTAATATAATCAGTTGATGCAAATGAGTCCATAACAACTTTCATTTTATTAAAAGTTCCAATTACAGAAACTCCAACAGCACCAGCATCAACAGTCGTTTTCTTATTATCAACTTGATAAAAACCTTTTAAATTTTCAAGAACGGTTGCTACTTTTGGAGATACAATAAGAATATTTCCAGCACCTCTTCTAGTTAATCTTGCTATTTCTCTTGATTCATTTGAAATTTTAATTCCAAGATGCGTCATTGATTCAAGTTCAGTTCTATTTGAACCATCAGTTCCAATAACAAAGTCTCCAGCAGGTGCTGCCCAAGAATTAACTGTATTAAGAATTTCTCTATCCATTTCATTTTGAACTTCTACTGCCATCATATTCATAAGTTCTTCATCGGCATTTAATCCGTGCATTGCTTTTAAATCTTGATACATTTCAACTGTATATTCAGCTTTTAATTTTCTAGATTGTGCTGCAATATGAGTTTGTTGAATTTCAAATCCTACTTCTGCCATATCATAACCAAGTAATTCTGCTTCTGTTGTTGGTAAAGAACCAGTATAACCTCTTAATATTTTTCTAAAACCAAGTTCATTTGAAAAAGTAGTTGTTATTGTTCCAATTTTTGCTCCAGAAGCATCAAGTAAATCTGCTGTTGCTGTTCCAATTTTAGTATCAATTAAGATAAAAGTATCCTCAACATAAATAACTGTTGCACTATCAGTTCCAACTTTAATTGTATCACCTTTTACAAGTGCAGTTCCTGTTACATTAACTTGAAGAATTTGACCTCCAGCTACTGGACTTATTCGTCCTCCTGTTTTATCACCAGCATTTGTTCCACTTCCAACATATCTAAAAGCAAGAGTGTAAATATAACCAGTTGGTGTTGTCATTGGTTGAACACCAAGAATTTCATTTGCAATAAGTGCTGGCATAACTCGTCTTGTAAGTGGCATAAAAAGTGGAACAAATTGTGCAACATCACTTGAAACAGTTCCCTCACTAAGTATTCTTTGCTCTTCTTTTGCTTGTGACTCTAAAATTAGTGCAATTGTTGATTTTTCTCTTGCTCCAACCTCACTAAATTTTTTTGATTCGATTAAATCTTCGTATTTTTCTGTTAATAACATTTATTTCTCCTTTTGTTTAATTTAAAGTATTTATATTTCTAATATAAGTGTCTTGCACTTTTCCAAGAACGACTTACTTCTTTTCTTTCTTGAATTATTTTATTTTTCTTTGGAATTTCTTTTGAAGTTTCAACTATTTCTTCAAGTTTATTAATAAACTCATTTGGATAATCTTGATCAAAATCAATATGACTTGCTAATTTAATAAATTTATTTTTCTGAATATCAGTCATATCTTCTGCTAATTCTTTAATAATTCCAGTTTTTAAAAGTTCCGAATTTTGTTCTCTTAATTCTTCAATTTCATTATTTAAATCATTATCTTTTACTCCTGAAGAAATTTCATTTAGTGAAATTCCAGAAGTAATTAATAAAGAATCAAAACCCTCTAATAAAGCATTTAATTTTGCTTGTTTTACACCTTTATCTGAATATTTTTCTTTATTTTCATTTTTAAAATCTTCAACAACATTATCTAAATAAATATCTATTGTATCTTCAAAATCAGTTTTTATTTCTGTTAATTGATTTTCTGTATATTTTTCATATTCTTCTTTAATTAAATCTGTCTGTTTTAATGCTTCACTTAAAACAGCTTTTTTAAATGATTTTTTTAAATCATATTTTTCAACATCACTTATATCTAAGTTTTCAATTATTCTATTCATTTTAATCCTCCTTTTTTTTAATTATTTCATTTAAATATCTATCAATATTTGAAAAAACTTCTGCTTTAAAATCTTCAAGTGATTCATCTATAATTTCTCTTACTTCATTTTCTGAAATAAAAGTTTCTTTAGAAAAAAGTTTTTTAATTTTATTTTCAAGTTTTTTATTATCAATATCAAGTTCAATTTTTGATTCCTTTGTATTATAAAAAACTTTATTTTCAAATTGGTCTTCATATATTTCAACACCAAAACTTGAGGAAGTTTTTTCAAATCCAAAATTTTTAAGTTTTTTTACTGAAGTTTCAATTGTTTCTTGTTCTAAAATTGTTCCATCATCATTAATTTTAAATTCCTTTTCTGTTAAAATTCCATTTGTTACATCAAAACCCTCAACTATTCCAGATAAATTTCCATTAAAATCAGACGGAAGATCAACAATATCAGCAGTAATAAATTTATATGTTTCAACAATTCCATTTACACCAACACTTCCAACACCTCGAGTACTTATACCAATTTTCATTCCTTCATCTATAAGTGCTTTTATTTTATTTGTTTTTTCACTATTATCATTTAAAACTTTTGCTTTTCCCCAGACATTACCATCTTCATTAATTTTTAATTCAATAATTCTAATTACAGCTTTCATTGGATCAACTGTTGATCTTGGGGGATGAAGATATTCTCCAAGAGTATTAATAGTTTTATTTTTTATTTCGGTTTGATAGCGTCTTACTTCTGCTTCCCAAATATTTCTTGGATATACTCTTCCATTTCTATTTTTTTCTCCCGGAGAACTAAAAATTCCACTTAAATAATAATTTTTAGTTCCAGTTTCTTCGGTTATTAAATTTTCTAACTCTCTTGTTTCTTCTAATATTAATTTCATATTTTCCTCCTTTTTGATATTTCCTTAAATGTATCCATTATTGAATTATATTTTTCGACCTTATCATTATTTGATTTTAGTTTTATATTACTTCTTAATTTATCTTCAAGAACTTCTTTAATTTTTTTTGAAAAATTTTCAAAATCCTTTTTTTCAGCATAACTTAATACTTCATTCATATTTTATCTCCTTTATTAATATTTATATTAATAATCATCATCATCTTCATAAAACTTTTTATATATTTTACTTTTCTTTTCTTTTTCAATTTCAGCTGACATATTTTTAATTTCCAAATCTGTTAATTTTAAAACTTTTTTCATAATATAATTATAACTAAAGAATTTTCCAGTTAAGTCAGAAACATTTTGAAATAATTCAAGTGATTCATTTAATTTATCTCTTTCCATTTTTTCAAAAAAAGCATTTTCCGAAATAAACTTTATTCTTATTTTTTCAGATATTTCTTCCCATTCTTCTTCACTTGCAATTCCTTTTGATATTGCTTGTCTTTTTAATAATTCATAAAATAATTCAATAAATAAATTTCTAAGTCTCGAAATAAAATTAAAAAACTTTAATTCCTCTCTATTTATACTTGTATTTGTAAAATCAAATTCTGTACTAGGTTCACCCTCATCATTTACTCTACTTACAGGGATTTTAAGAGATGAATATAATTTTCTTTTAAAATAAACAATATCAGTTATTTCACCTAAATTTCCTGTTTCATCAATTGTATCAACAGAAGTTCCTTTTTGACCCTCTCTATTTGGAAACCAATAATCTTCTGTAAGTGAAGCAACATGTTGCTGATTTGAAATAGTTCCAGTTTCAAGATTATAAAACTTTTTATATTTAAATTTTGCTTGAATATCATTAAGAAATTCTTTTGCTTTTTTATTATTTAAATTACTTACATCAACATTAAATACTCTTCTTGAAACTGATCTAGAAAATCTAATTGGAATAACCATATCTTCAAGAGTTTTAAGCATATTTGCTGTTTTAATTGAAGTATGTAAATTACTAAGAATTAAATTATTACTATAAATTCCACTATCAATTCTTATTACTTCCTCTCTATCAAATTCTCGTTTTCTTATATCACTATTAATTGCTAAATAATTATCATCAAGTTTAATATATTCCCATTTATTTTCTTTATAATTAAATAATAATCCTTTTGGACTCATAACAGTTAATTTTTTTAATCCACTTCCAATATCACTTTCATCATAATCACAATGAATATTTAATTGCCCATCAATATAAAATTGAGAAAACATAGAATAAATATTTTTCTTTAAATTTATTTTTTTAATTATAAATTTTAATTCATTATTTAATTTATCTTTTATTTCATCGGGAATTTCATTTGATGTAAAATCAATTCCGAGAATTTCCGAATTTCCTGGACTAAAAATTGCTTCATCAATAATAATATTTATTGCTTCATCAACTTCTGGCTGAAAAGCAACATTTCTATAAGAATCAATAAGTGCGTCTTGCTTTTTAATAATAATTTCTCTATCTGTTTTTTGTGAATAAACAAACTCATTTCCTCCAATATCCATAAATCCAATTGGAATTTCATCTTCTAAATTCTGATCAATATCTTCGGGATTTAACTTATCTGTTTTAGTTTTATTTGAACTAAAAAAGTTATTTGTTAATTTTTCAAATAAATTATTTGCCAAGGTTTCTCCTTTTTATTTTATTTATAAATAACTATAAAAGGAGTATAATAAATGATAATTAAAACAACAACAAGTATTTATTTTAATGGAGAAAATATCTCATTAATAAAAGGAAGACAAGTTTCAAGTGATTCAATTTTAGTAAAAAAGTTTCCAGAATATTTTGAACCAGCTAAAATTGAAATTCTAAGTGAAGAACCAATTGAATCAGCTAAAATTGAAATTCTAAGTGAAGAACCAATTCAAGAAAGTAAAACAACTAAAAGACGAACAAGAAAAAAATAAAACTTTCAAATTCACATATTTTCAAGACTTCCAATTCTTTTTAGGAAGTCTTCATCTCCCGAACACTTAAGTGATAAAATCTTTAAATTATATTTATTAATCATTTTTTGTTTTTTACATCTCTTTCTAACTGAATATAAAAATATTAATCTTTCATTTTCTTCCAGTTTTTTTGTTTCCCTTTTCATCATTTCATATGAATTTCTTCTATTTTTTAGTATAATACTTTCTCTTTGACTTATTGTCTGAATTGAAAAAATATCAGGAATATATTTAACTTTATTTATTTCAGTTTTATATACAAGAATTTCATCGTGATTTGTAATAAAATTAGTAAGATTATTTAATTTAATAAAGTCAGTAATTTTATTTCTTTCCCAATTTTCATAACCAGTAAATAATTTTTCTTTTATTTTTGATATTACTAATTTAAGTTCGAGAATTAAAAAAGAAATAAAATCTGATTCATCATAAATAGTTGATTTTTTCTCTACTAAATAGGGAAGACTATTTAAAAATTTCTTTCCATATATGTTTCTTACTTTTACTTTATTTTCTATATAATAATTAATATATGTATAATCTAAATTATATTTTATTGCTGTTTCTTTTAAAAATTGATAAATTGATGCTTTAATATCATAAGAATTATACTCAGGACATAAAGTTATTTTTTCTATTTTATTTAATGAGTTCCAATATTTATTATATACTCTTCCATTCGGATTTTTTGAAGGAAATTGTAATAAAAATTCACTTTTACTTAAAAACTTTAAACTTTTCCACTTATTAAATGGAAAATGAAACCTATCCATAATTTCAATTTTTGATTGAATTTTCTGAACTTCGCAATTATTAAACTTTTTTAAACTTCTTTCGCGAAGTTTTTCTTTATTTTCTTTAAATTTTTTATTATCTTCTTCTTTAAAAATATTTAACATTTTAGCAAGAAAATCATTTATTTTTTGCCGAAACAGTATATTTACTATTTTGCTTATTAATAGAATATTTACTATTAAGTGAAACAGGAAAACAATAACCTTTACTTTCTTCTTTAATAAAACCAAATAAAAGCGAAATATTATTTTTATCTTTTCTATCTTTAAGTGAATTATATTTAATAAGAGAATAATATTTAGTTTGTATAAATTTTAATTGATGATGAGAAATATATTGTTTTCTTAGAAATTCTACTAAAACAACTGGAAATTTTAATATTTCTTTATCTGAAGCAGTTTCAAGAAATTCAATAAAGTTATTCATAGCTGTTTTATTAGCAGAATTTAAAAGTTCTTTATTATATAGGTTTATTAGTTTTGTTCTTAGTTTCATTTATTATATCCTTTTATTATATTTATATTATATTATTCATTAAACTTAGTAAAATAAAACCTTATATAGAATACTGATTCAAATATATATGTACAAATAGTAAAATAAAACCTTATATAGAATACTGATTCAAATATATATGTACAATAAGAATAATATAATCAAATACAAGGATACATCTGTAATCTAGGTAGTATAAAAAGATAAATCTTTTTATACTACCTATAATAGATTACAGATAACTAAAGATTCATCTTTAGTTCATATTATTATTTTTCTTTATTATTCATTATATTTACTATTATTCTTTATTATTATATTTACTATTTTTCTTTATTATTATATTTACTATTATTCTTTATTATTATATTTACTAAGTTTAATGAATAATAAAGAAAAATAATAATATGAACTAAAGATGAATCTTTAGTTATCTGTAATCTATTATAGGTAGTATAAAAAGATAAATCTTTTTATCCAACCTAGATTACAGATGTATCCTTGTATTTGATTATATTATTCTTATTGTACATATATATTTGAATCAGTATTCTATATAAGGTTTTATTTTTACTATATTTAATAAATCTTTTTACTATATTTAATAAATCTTTTTTTATTCTTATTACTAAGTTTTATAAATATATTTAGGTGAGGAAACATAGAGTAACTTGACTTATTAAATTCAAGGTTTTTTACTTATTTTAAACTTAAAAACTCTATGCTCATACTTTAAAAATAAGATATAAGGAGAAAAATATGATGTTAAGTCCTGGAGTACAGGTTAATGAAATTGATCTTAGTATAGTGGTTCCAAATTTAGGAAATTCAATTGCTTGTTTTGCTGGAGAATTTACAAAAGGTCCAAGTGATAAATATGTTAATATTACAAATGTAGATGAGTTGATTTCGGTTTTTGGTAAACCGACAGATTTAAATTATAATGATTGGTATCAATGTTATAATTTTTTACAATATTCAAATAAATTACTTATTAGTCGTGCAGTTGATTCAAGTGGAACTTTTAAAGATACAAATAATGTTGTTCTTTCTACAAAAGAACTCGGAAAAGTTGAAATTGAAACAGTTCCAACATTTATTCAAGCTGGTTCAATTGTTAAATTTGGATATAATAATGCAAATGAATATAAAGTTATTGATATTGAATATCCAAAAGAAGCAGTTAAGCAAGTTGATATAATTACAATTGATAGTGCTCAAGTCGGAGATTATGTAATTCAAACAGAAACTTCTGTTGCTGTTTATTCATCTATTCTCGGTGATACAACTAGTATTATAGCAAATAATCTTGGTGCTGCACTTGAAAATCTTGATACATCAGCAACAAATATTTCGGTAACAGGTAATATTATAACTGTAACAGCAACAACAGCAGGAGTGCCGATGTCAAACAATCCAGTTGTAGGAATAATGAGAGTATCAACTAAAACTGCATCAGTTGCTGGTAAATCATATCAACTTGTTTTTGATAAGGTTGCTGGACAGACAGTTGATTTTTCAGCTATTAATGAGTCTGGAAATGTTATAAGTGGTGCTATTATTGATGAAAGTATTTATTCAAAAAATTCAGCATTAAATTCAATTGTTACAGCACCAATTGAAGGAAAAACAGCAAAAACTGCTTCTGAATTAAAACTTGAAACAATATTTTTAACAAATCAACTTGATTTTGATATAAGTAAAGAAAGTATTCCATTATTTGGAGATACAAAACTTAAATTTATAGCAAGGGATTCGGGTTCTTTACAAAATGGAATTGAAATTACAATAGCAAGAGAGTCAGACTTTATTACTGGAACTCAAACAGCTTTTAAAGGACTTTTATTAAATGACTTTTTTGAAGTAACACCAAGTGAAGCAAAAAAAGAAATAGCAATTCTTATTAAAAAGGATAATAAGGTAAGTGAAGTTTATATTGGTTCATTAATTCCCGATTCAAAAGATTATAAAAATAAATCAAATTATATTGAAGATATTATAAATAAATATAGTAAAATTATTTATTTAAAAAATAATACAAGATTTTCTGAAATGCCAGATAGTAGACTTTATACTCCTGAAATTATTGATCAAGTTACAGGAACAACTATTTCAGAAATTTCAAATAAAATTCTTTATCTTTCAAATGGAGAAGATGGTTTTATTAATAGTGCTGATATTGATAATGCTTATGGAAATGTAGCAAATAACTCAATTTTCGGAAATAAAGAGGAAATTGATATTGATATTGTTATTTCAAACGAAAGATCAAGAATTTCAGGTGCAAGATTAGCAAATGAAAGAGGTGATTGTATTGCTTTTCACGGTTCAAGATTTGAAGATATTGTTGGAATTTCATCAACACAAATAGTTGAAAATTTAATAATGGATGTAAATTCAGGAGAATTAAATTCATCTGATATTGCAAATTCTTATAATGCTTATTTTGGTAATTATAAACAGCAATATGATAAATATAATGATAAAATTAGATGGGTTTCAATAGCAGGAGATGTATCTGGACTAAGAGCTGATACAAATACAAAAAGAGATACTTGGTTTGCAAGTGCTGGACTTGAAAGAGGAAAAATTAAAAATGCCTTAAAAATAGCATTTAATCCAAATAGAGGTCAACTTGATTTATTATATAAAAATAAAGTAAATCCAATTGTTTCTTTTCCGGGTCAAGGAAATGCTTTAGTCTGGGGTCAAAAAACACTCGAAAGTAAACCAAGTTCATTTTCAAGAATAAATGTTAGAGGTTTATTTAATACTCTTGAAAGAGCTATTTCGAGAATGGCAAGATATTATTTATTTGAAATGAATGATGAAATTACAAGAAATAGATTTATTGGAACTATCAAACCCTTTCTTGAAAGTGTAAAAGCAGGAAGAGGAGTTTATGACTTTTATGTTAGATGTGATGAAAGTAATAATAATTCAGCTGTTATTGACTCAAATCAATTTATAGCTGATATTGCTATTAAACCAACAAGAGTAAGTGAATTTATTACTTTAAATTTTATTGCTGTTGGAACTGGCGTTGACTTTTCTGAAGTTTTTGCTTAAAATAAAAAATAAATACATATTTTAATATATGTATTTATTAAAAAAGGAGAAAAATATGAAACAATATAAAACAATTATAAATGAACCAAATATAGTATTATCAATAATGAATAGAGAAAAACTTTTTAAGAAATTTGAGATTGTAAATGAAAATATTTATACAAAAACATATCCAGATTTTTTTAGAGAAATTGGAGAAGTAAAAGGAATTAAATCTTTTCTTTCAAAACCTTTTTTTAAGAAAGAAGAAAAATTAATTAAAAAAACAGTAAAACAAGTAAAATTAGAAGAATTATCAAAATTAAGTGAACCAAAAATAGAGATGAATTATGGCAAGAAAAATTAAAAAAGAAATTGATCTTATTGAATTTCTAAAAAGAAAATTAGGTTATCCACAATTAAAAATTGATTTACTTGATGAACAATTTCAAGATATTATTGACCAGTCAATTCAAGAAGTAACACATTATATTTATGATGGAGTTTTAGAAGGAAGTTTAATAATAAAATTAGAAAAAGGAAAATTAGATTATATTCTTCCTGATAATATTATTTCAATAACAGGAATTCAAGCATCATCAACTTTTGATGCTTTTACAAGAATTCCAACTGGATATGTTCTTGATATTAATCCTTCGGTTTTAGCTACTTCAAATATAAATATTAATTCAAATGTTGATGTTACTGAAATTGTTCAAAAAATGTCAAGTCTTTCAATGATTCAGAGTTTATTTGATGTTAAAATAAACTTTTCCTTTAATTCAAATAAAAATCTTTTAAGATTTCATGAAACTCCTCAAAGTAATACTGCTTTATTAGAAATTGGAATTGAATATGAGCCAAATCCAGAAAATGATGGAATTTATAATAATAAATTTGTTAAAAAATATTCAGAGGGATTAGCTTGGATTCAACAATCAACAATATATGGAAAATACGAAAGTGCTGTTTTATTAAATGGAAGTTCACTTGCTTATAATGATATGAGAGAAAGGGGATTACAAATGCTTGAAGAAGTAAAAGAAGAGATTTTAAATAATATGGAACCATTAGGAATTTATGTTTTTTAAGTAAAACAAAGATATAATAAATAAAAAGGATATTTATGTTTAAACCAACTAAAGACCAAAGTAAAATTATTTCCAATGTTTTAGGAAAAATAAAATTTGTAATAAACGGAAACGATACTTTTAATGAAAATTCATTTATTAGTTTAAAGGGACCGGCTGGAACAGGAAAAACAACAACAACAAAATTTATTGTTAAAGATTTATTAAAACAAAGAAAAAAAATTATTATGGTTTCCTTTACTCATTCTGCTGTTAATGTTTTAAGAGAAACAGTAAAAATAAAAGATGGAAACTTAAAATTTTCAACTTTACATTCTTTTCTTGGACTAACATTTAATGGCCGTGATGAAAATGGAAAATCAAAATTTAAATTATCAAGAAAATATCAAGAAAATTTTGATGTCTGTATAGTTGACGAAAGTTCAATGATTGATACCGAACTTTTTAAACACTTAAAAGAGAGTTTATTTAATTCAAATAGAATTAAATGTTTATTATTTATAGGAGATCAATTTCAATTAAGACCAATTGAAAATAAAAGTCATGTAATTTATGAAAATAATATGATTAATGATTATGAATTAACAGAAATAATTAGAAACCCAGATATGGAAGTATTAGATTTTGTTAATAATATTAGAGAAATGATAAAAAATAAAAAAAATAAAAAACATCTTATGACTTTTTTAGTAAATGAAAAATTAAAAAGTCATAATAAAATTAAGTTTTATGATTCAAGAAAGTCACTTATATTAAAATTTCTTGAAAAGGAAAGAATAGATAATAATGATGATATTCTTGCTACTTTTACAAATGAAAAAGTAAATTTGTTAAATCAAAAAATAAGAGATTATTATGTAGGTAAACTATTAAATGGAGAAGTTCCAGAAATATATCCAACAGATAAATTTGTTATTCAAGAATCAAATGATTATTTTCAGAATTCCGAAGTTGTTGAATTAAAGGAAGTTGTTGAAGTAAATAAACACTATTTAAAAAAATCCTTTAAAAGTTTTCGTTGTTTAACAAAGAAAAACACTTTTTTCTTTAAAATTAAAGAAAGCAGTAAAGAGGAGTATAATGAATTTCTTGAAAAATTAAGATTAAAGTCAATAGAAACAAAAGACTGGAAAGACTATTTTAAAGTTAAACAAATGTTTCTTGAAGTTAAATATCATTATGTTAGTACAGTTCATAAATTACAAGGAACTTCTTTTGAAAATATTTATATAGATCTTTCAAATATTTCATTTATTGAAGATGATTTATTATTAAGATTATTTTATGTTGCTTGTACAAGATCAAAAAATACAGTTCACTTGATGTTTTAATATGGAATATATATTTATTTATGGAACCTTAAAAAGAAATTATAGAAATAATTCAAGATTAAAAGGAATATTTATTTCCGAAGCAAAAACTTTTTATAAATTTCCTATGTATGAAAATGGAGATGATTTTCCTTATCTTGAAAATATAAAAAATAAAGGTTATTTTATAAAAGGAGAAATTTGGAAAATAGAAAAATCAGAAATTTTAAATCTTGATGAATTTGAAGGAGTTCCTTTTTTATATAAAAGGGAAAAAATAAAAATAAAAGGTTTTAAAAATGTATATACTTATTTTAAAACTAAAAATATAGATTTATCAAAAATAAATCTTATAGATAATTGGATTGAATAATGTCTGATATTCAATTAACAATTTTTAATGCTATTGAAATAAATAAAGAGCCAAAAGTTGCTTTTTCAAAAACTTTTGATAAAAATCATATTTTTATCAATATTAATAAATCAACATTATTAGAAGCATTTAAAATAATGTCAACAAATTTTACTTTATCTCAACCTTTAAATATTAAAGAACCAACTTTTTTAAAAAGAGATAAAGAAAATTTAAATAAGTTTAAATATAAAAAAATAACAAATATAATAATTGATCTTGATAAAATTAAAACAAAAGAAAATTATTTATTTATTATTAAATATTTTGAAAATAAAAAATATAGTTGTATATTAGGAAAGTCAAGAAGTTGGGATGGAAAAGATAATTTTAATATAAAAGGAATTATTAGATGTTCAATAGAAAATAAAGAAGAAATTATAAAGTCAATTCTTTTAAAATTACAAACTGAACTTTTATTAAATTGTAAGGTTGATTTAACAGTTGGAAATTTTATTTCTTATCAAGCACCAACAAATTCAAATCAGATTATTTATCATAAAGAAAATGGTAAAATATTAACTGATTCAGAAACTCAAATTGAAAATATAAAAACAATAATAAATAATAATTATAATATTGATTTTGATTTTGAAAATAAAATAATAATTGAATGTTTAAGTATATTTAAAAGTCTTGGTTATTCTCCTATAAAAGGAGATAAAAGAAGTGATAAAGCAATTAACTTTTATCATTTAAGCGAAAGAAAAACAAAAGGTGGATTTTTTTGGTTTTCTTCATCTCCTTTAATTATGAATCACCATAATAAATCAAGAACTATTAGTATTTTTAATTTATTAAAAGAAACAGAAATAGGAAAAAAATGGTTAAAAGAAAAAACAAAAAAAGAACAAGAAAATAAATTAATAATAAATAAAAATTATAAAAATCAATTAATAATAAATGAAAGATATTTAGATTTTAAAAAGGAAAATAAAAAAGAATTAATTAATAAATGGATTAAAACTAAAAATGATGTTTTAAAAATTAAATCTGCTATGGGAACAGCAAAGTCAAATGGAATAAAATTAATTATTGATGAAGCACATAAAAAAAACTTAAAAGTTATTTTAATTTCAAATAGAGTTTCTGTTGCTATTGATTTTGCTGAAAAATATAATATTTTATTATATAAAGATAGAAATGCTTGGAAGCAAAATCAATCGGTTGTTGTTCAATTTGACTCTTTACATAAATTTGATATTGAAAATTTTGATATTGTTATTCTTGACGAATTTATTTCACTTTTATTTCATCACAGAAGTAATTTAACTAATAATCATAATATTAATGTTATTAAATTTAAAATATTTATGGAAACAAAAAAAATAGTTGTTGCTGATGCTTTTTTAACTGGATATGAAGATATATTTTTTAAAAATAGAGAAATATTTAATATTGAGAATAATTATAGAGATAATATAAATTTATTTGAATATAAAAGTAAAGAAAAATTTATATCCAATATAATTAAATATTCAAAAACTAAAGAAAAAAATAAAGTTATTTCTTGCTCATTTACAAGTAATAATATTTTAAAAGTAACATATAATTTATTAAAAGAAAATAATATAAAAGTAATTATTCTAAATTCAGAAACTTCTGAATATACAAGAGAAATAATTTATAAAAAATTTAAAAGTTTTGAACATAATGCTTTTGATGTTATTTTATATTCACCTACTCTAACTGTTGGAGTTAGTAATTTAAATAATATAGATAATCACTTTCATTATGATACGGGAATGAGTACTGATGTTATTTCAAGTTTACAAATGATAAAAAGAAGTAGAAATACAAAAAATATACATATTTATCTCGAAGAAAGACAATTTTATAATGATATTGATGTAAGAAGTATTAATTCAACAGCAGAAAAAAATATAAATTCTTTTTATAATAAAAAGGATTCAACACTTTTAGTAGAAGTAAATTATGAAACTGGAAAATTAAATTTAACAAGATTAGCTAAATATATTAATCAGATTGAAGCATTTTATAATTTAATAAAAAATAATCATACAAATGCTTTTACTGTTTTACTTCCTTTTCAGTTTAAAACTAAAATAGTTACAGAAAGTTTTAAAGAATTAAATTATAAAATAAATATTAAAGAAATTCAAAAAGAAATAAAAGAAAGTGAAAATAAAGAATTATTAGAAATTTTAAATGATTATAAAGATATAAATATTAATATAGATGAAATAAAAAATAAAACAATTAATTTAACAGATAATGAAAAAGTTAAATTAATAGTTAATGAAATTAAAAATAAGTTTTTAAATAAAACAGAAGATGAATATATTAAAATAGCAAAAAAACAAATTATTGATAAACAATATATAAATAAATTAAATAGATATAATATAATGAATAAAATAATTAAAAATAGTTTTTATGGAGATTATTTACTTTCTAAAGTTATTTCAAGTGATATAAGTTCACTTCAAAATAAAAGTTTTATTGATTTTTTAAGATTTGGAATTGAGTTTAAATTAAAAATAAAATCTCTTAAAGATAGATATTCAAATAAAGAAATAAGAGAAATAAATAAAAAAATGAATTCAAAAAAGTTTTTAAAATTTATTCAAAAAATGGGTTTTATAAAAGGCGAAGCAAAGTATTTTATTGAATAAATATAAGAAATTAAATTACTTAATATTCAACTAGATTATTAAGTAATTTTAGAATATAATAGTTTAGTAAGTAAATAATATATAAATATATAGAAGAAAACTAGATTATTAAGTAATTTTAGTATATACTAGTTTAGTAAGTAAATAATATATAAATATATAGAAGAAAACAATTAAATCAAGAATTTAATTAAAATATTAGCAAAGATTTTAAAAATCCTAGGTTAGTACAAAATCTTTATGTATTTTTAATTTAATTATTTAAATAATAGTTAGATTAATAATATATAAATATAAGTAAGAAAACAATTAAATTCAAGAAGTTTAATTAAAATATTAGCAAAGATTAATAAGAAAAAATAAATTTATTTTTTTTAAAAAATCCTAGGTTAGTACAAAATCT